ACCGTTTTGCAATATACTAGATCACCGACTTTCATTTGCGATTTCAAACTCCCCATTTTTGTATTCTATTAACTCTCTTACGGGATTATCTTTCGCTAATGTTCTCCAATAATCTGGCGAGGCTATATTGGGCTGTCTCTTTAATAGTCTCGCAACCCAAATCTGCCTAGCCATGCCGTGCATCCAGCCGTTAGGGCGGGGGAGATATATTGTCCCGTCTCCGCACTGAATAAACTCTGTTCTACATTTAATCATTTTTATTCTCGATGCTTTAAAATTTAGAAAGTTGACCACATTCATTTCTTCTTTGGAACCTTGTATATCTTGAGATCATTCCTTTTGAAATGTCCTGGCTTCATCCAGTTAGTTCGTCTCATTTTCTTATATTTAGGACCAACCCACTGAACAACGTAATAGGTTCCCTTCGTCCAATAAACTTCTTTCTCGATAACCTCAGTAAGAAGTCCGACGAGCTTACCTTCTCTAGCATCCTTACGATACATCCAAGTACACTCAAGATTCATTCCATATTGCGACAGTGTTACTAAGTCACCTACTTTCATTTTACCTCCGATACTATTATTAAGTTGTCTGGTAGTTCATCACATATACTTGTCATATCTCCCCACTTTACAGGATAGACTTCACACGCCGACCCTCGTTCTCTATAAAAATCCATAAGTGTTTCTTCTACCTCAGTCAAAGGTTTAATATCGCCAACGACAACCCCCAAACAAGGTTCGTCGTCGTCTTTATATAAAACCAATGTTCCTATCTTTAACAAGGTGTTGGACCTCCCCAGACATTATCTTTACCATACATGGATTCAAGCATTTGTTTGGCTGCAAAGAAGTTTGCTGCTGTTACATATACTTCGACGTGACCACTGTTAAGCTTAAGTTTTGCTCGCCATTTCTGCATTTTCTCTCTCCTCAACTGTTATTATATTATCATTATAACAAAGAATTATGTGGTTGTCAAGTAAAAAATATCATCTGGAATTGAATCGCCCTTTGCGCTATTGTCTTTCACCCACATCGGTTGCAAATTATTTAAAGACCAACATTTTTGAAAGTTGGGATGATTTACGCTGTCATAAAGTAATCTGCTTCTAGGGTAGATGTGATCTACGTTCCAGCAGTGGTCATATCCACCATAATTTTTCCAAGTCATGCCCTCCTGAAATTGATTTTCTAAATGTTTCATAAGCTGATCCATTGTGTAAGACAAGTTTTTAATAATAGAGCCCCGCATTTTCTTGCCCTTTGTCCCTCTATGAGCCACCTTCAGCGCTTTCTTAAGACGAGAGCGTATTTTCGTTTGTGATGAAAATCGGTCTAAAAAAGGGTCAACAACAAACATTGAAAATAACGATACTATTCTTTTGCCTTTCGCAGTTGTGACAGGCTTTGACCCCATCCTCTCTATCATCTTCTGGAGGAATAATAACTCTGTATGAAAAATCTCGCCACGATACTCAGCGTTTTTTACGAGCCAATTGGCAGCATAAAGAACCGTTGCATTATTGTTGCCCTTTTTTTGGAGTTTAAGAAATCTTTGATAATCTTCATAGTTGAAAGGTTTGTTGTAATCGTCCACAATGCTCCTTTTAGTTGTCGCCATCAAACTGAGCGAGATCATACATAAACACTTCTCCCCACGCATGCTCTAACGCTAATAGACCAGCAAGGCCGCATCTCTTTAGTTCCATATGCATAATCCACATATCCGATTCAAACCTAAAATAAAACGGATCTCCCTCAAAACTACCATTTCCATCAAGTTTATTCATTTTTATCTCCAGAGCTTACCAACTCAAGCTCGTCCATATCGACCCATTCTTGCCAACCAGAAGATAAACTGGCTATAAGGAATGCAAAGTTCAGGTCGGCTTCTTTGATGATAACCATAGGATTCGTATCGGGAACCCCATACATCAAGTCCGATCTCCAAGTGACCAAATCACCGACTTTCATTTAGAACCTCATCATTTGCTATGCCCAGCATAGCATAACCACAAATATCTTTCCATGGACTCTCGCCAAAAGCATCTTTCTTATTTGCCAATCTGAACAACTTATCAATCAATCTTGTGATAGCTAGGGCATCGCGATATTGTTCTGGCTTAATGCCCTCTGGATAAAGAACTTCGAGGATCTCGCAAGCTCTGCCGAATGAGTCTCCGTATGCTTTGTTCTTTTCCTGAACAAGTTTTCCTATTTCTTTTCCTATCTTCTCATAGTTTTTCATTCATTACTCTCATAAGCATTTTTTAGTTTATTGAAGGCTTTCTTCGCTTCGCAATAACAGATTTTGCAATCGTCTTTCGCTTCAAGACTCTTTACCATGTCCTCAAAAGTTTCGCAACCATTGATGACTTCCCTTATCATATCTTGTTTTGTTATTGTCTTGCACAAACAAATTATCATAACAGCATTATATCAAAATTTTGTATCTTTGTCAACTAATTCTATCTCATCACAAAATAAAGTTGATGTTGTTCCATCGAGGAAAGCTACTCTTACCCAATAGTTAACCGTTCCGAATTCCTTTGGGTTAGGAACATCATCCATGACTACAGCGAGTACAATGCCAGTTAAATTCCTCGGCTCAAAACCTATCTCAAAGGGAAGACGATGTACCCTACTAACCGCTACTAGGTCACCTACTTCTATTTGCTTCATCTTCTTCATAGGTTGTAAGTTTTGTTCGCACCTCCAATATCTCAGGTGGTTTCGTCTTTTCCTTCTTCTCAGTCTTCTTTTCCGTCAACCATTTTCCCTCTACCATATCGTAAATTTTCATAATCTGGATCTCCTGTTCTACTAATAATTATGCACCTGTTTTTAAAAACCCAACAGGAGCCGTCATCTTGCGTTTCTAGAGGTATGGGTGATCTTCCAACCCAATGAATCTGAATCATCAAATCAAAATCTCCGGTTACTATTGCGTAACCAGCTAAATAATGCTGATGAAAATCTGTTCTTGACCATCTAATTAAATCGCCTATTATTGGTTCAGGTATCACATATTAAATATGTGATGAACTATTGGATCAGACTTATCCTTTAAATTTCTTTTTTAAAAAATCTATCTTTCTCTCCATGCAATGATACACATCACCATAGTGACAGTCGCACAATAAACAAACAACATTATTGCAGGACTCACCTTACACACCAATGATCTCGACATCTCGCTTGATAGTGATCACTAGCACCCACTAGAACCTGTTCTTTCTCTTTTTCTGTTGTCCTGTAAGTGTGAGTTGCTGGCTCACCACAAGACTCGCATACGGCGGTCAGCTTTAAAACCTCCTCTGCGACGGCCATAAGCCATGGCATAGGACCGAATGGTTCTCCTCTAGAATCCATATCAAGACCAGCGACTATCACTCTTTTGCCCATATTTGCTAGACTTACAACTGTTGAAACTAACATATCATCAAAGAACTGCGCTTCATCAAAAGCAACGATCTCGGTGTCTTCACTTAAATAATCAGAAATATGGAATGAGTTTTGCAAGACTTGACACTCCAATCTCTCACCAGAATGAGATACAACTTCTGTATCTGAATATCTATCGTCTACCGCTGGCTTGAATAACTGATATTTCTTTTTCGCTATTCTTGCACGTTTAAGTCTTCTCAATAACTCCTCTGATTTTCCAGAGAACATCGAGCCGCACACAACTTCTATTCTTCCTGTTTTATTCATGCTTTATTTAACACCTCTATATCTTCCACGGTTGATATAACCACTAAACTGGTCAATGTTTTAATCCTATATGTATGATGCTGGCTATCTTTAAAAATATCTATTACTAAGCCAATATCGTTTGTAAAATACGGCTTCTTTAAGCGAACTAAGTCTCCAATTTTTATTTCATTCTTTGTCGCCATCTATAACCTCAAATTGAGATCTCCTACCTTCTGCACTGATGTCACTCTTCGCATCTTGCATTTTATCAACGAATTTTCCAAACTCTTCAACCCAATCTTCTTTATCTACTGCGTAAAGAATAAATGCCAATGTGAATCTAATACTGTCGCAGGCATCACCAACTCCCAACGGAGTATGTATTTCCGGCATGCCCTCATCTCTGAGAATGATGGCTCCTTCGTTCTCTGTTAATGTTATATTTTCTTTTTCTTCGTTATCCATATTAAAGTACTCTATATCTCTGCTCCGCTATTAATCTTGAAAACGAACCTCTGATGGACATGCCGCCATTTCTTGGCATCCACTGCAAATGAATCCTATCTCTATCGGGAGTGCCGGGGTGCTTGTCGATTCCTATTACTATTAGCATGGGTTCTATCTCGTTTATTTCCTTGCTTGTTAATAAATCTCCAACTTTCATATTACTATCATACCACTTGTAAATGTATTTGTCAAGTCTTTTTTAATTTCTAGAGTCCAGATATATAAGTGTTGTTATGGCGATGATGGCACCAATGATAAATCCTACTTCAAAACTAATCAGATCCATCATTTTCCTCCGCTCTTGATATGACTTCTAAGCTTCCAACAGTTGTAAGAAGACCAGCTGCAATCCAGCCATCCCTTCTCATTGG